CTTCTAATGACAATTTTGTCACCATTGGTCATTGGGGCGCTGACGATTTGTTTAGGGTTTATGGAAATGGAAATGTAACTATTTCTGGAACTTTGTCTGCAAGCGGTTACAACAAGTCAAACTGGGACACAGCTTTTGGGTGGGGCAACCACGCCGGTTTGTATGCATCTGTTAATCATACGCACATAATTAGTCCAATAAGTGAAACAGCCGTGCCTTCTGCTGGAATTTATATTCAAGCGGGCCCAGGAAGCAATAATACTCAAGGGTGGACACATCCTTATGGAACCAGACTTTCAGCTATAACTGGCGCAGGCAGGAGCTTTGAGATAATGAGTACTACTTATCCAAACGGAGAACTTGCTATGCGAACTCTAAACAGCTCAAATGTTTGGGATGCGTGGAAAACAATTATAGATTCTTCTAACATAAGTTCTCAGTCTGTAAATTATGCAGTAAGCGCTGGGACAGCAAACAACGCCTTAGCTTTAAGTGGGTATGCTTTAGATGGTGCTACTTCTGTGGCTACAAGGATATTCAATAACAAAGGGCAAGTCCACGGAACGTACACCGACTTTAACACAGCTATGACGCCTGGGCCTAACTATTTGCAAGCTGGAACTAATGGCCCAACTGGAACAGCAAGCCAATGGTATGGATTTATGCTTGGCCTTGGCGGCCAATACAACACAGAAACTGGAGATGCCGGTAGTTACGCTTCTCAACTTTATTGGAATAGGTACAGTCAAGGCGGATTTCCTTATTTATATGCAAGGGATATGGAGGGTGGAACTTGGGGCAGCTGGAGAAAAATGTCCGCTGGATATGCAGACACAGCTGGAAGCGCAAATTCAGTTGCTTGGGGCAACATATCTTCTATACCATCTTTATGGTATCAAAGTGGTTCTTGGTATGCTGATTTTGCTTCTTACAGTTTTGTAAGAGAGAACGGTGTTACAATGTCCGGAGGCTCTGAGTTTGTGTTAATGTCAAGAAGTGGTCAAGGCCACGTTTTAATTGATGGATCTTATTGGGCTGGAGAAGGAAACGGTTTTTACTCGTTGAATACAAGCAATCAATATACTAGCCAGGTTGGCTTCGCTAGAGATAGCAATGCTTTTGCTGCGTTTAATACCACTGTTAGCGCTGTAAATGACGTTCGTGCCCCTATATTCTACGACTCTAACAACACAGGGTATTACGTTGATCCTGAAAGCGGTACAAATTTAAAATATTTAAATGTAGAAGGCAACTGGGGTGGATCTCCTTTTGGATCTAGCCATGCTCAATTAAACGTAACTGGCAGTTATGCCTCAATAACACAAAGATCAACTGCTGGCACACTAGCTTATGCCTTGCACCATATAAACAATGAATATTATTTATATGTTGGGCGTGGAGCAACAAATGGCACAGACTGGGACTGGGCTCTAAGAGCATATCCAAATCAAGATGGAAACTATGTTGAGTTTAGAACTTCAGCTAGAGCGCCTATCTTCTACGACTCTGACAACACTGGGTATTATGTTAACCCAGCTGGTCAGTCAAATGTAGACGACTTTAGAGCCGCTGCTTATAGAGGCAATGCCAACGTTGGAGGGACTGGAACAGCTACTTGGCATCCAGATGGTATATACGTGGGCAGCACTCAGTGGCTTTATGGTGCTCAATATAGAAATGGCTCTACCACCAGTGGGCAAGGATGGCTGTATATAGACACCAATTACGGTCAATCTGTTGTTGGGCTGTATACTTCGACTAGATACCAGGGGGTTTGGGCCATGGGTGATGCTTATAAGCTACCAGCTGATGGTACAAGTATAGGCAATTTATACGGCATGGCATGGTCACACCCTAACGCTGGAGGAGTTGCCGGAAACCTAAACACTCACGGTTTGCTAGTTACTGAGAACGGATCATTCCTAGCGGCTGTATCCGGATCTATAAGGTCTAGGGACGATATGCGAGCTCCTATCTTCTACGACTCTAACGATACGGGTTATTATTTAGATCCAGCTAGTACGAGTAATTTAAACGGCTTAAACGTTGGCGGCAATGCTGTTGTAACTTCAGGAAACATAGGATCATACACAACTTTAGGGATAAATACGCAATTTTTAGGTAGCGGAACATCGAATGTATCGTTTGGATATTCAACTGTTATAAGAAACGAAAATGGATCAGGTGGTAACACACCTTATGCACCTATACTACATTTAGCTGCATCAGATACAATGTGGCAAATAGCAGCTGGACACGCTGGAAGTACAAGTTTAAGATGGAGAAGCGGATACGCTGGCAACTGGAGTTATTCGGGCTGGTGGGACGTTTTACACACTGGGCTTGCGGATATGACAGCTACAGGCTCTTTCAGAGCTCCAATATTCTACGACAGCGACAATACAGGGTACTACTTAAATCCAAATAGTGAATCTAAAATAATTAAGTTATGGATAAACAACGGTGGTGCAAACGGTGTATCTTGGGCTAGTGGTTTAAACATGGGTGACAGTTCTAATTACTGGAACTTAATACAAGACGCCGGAACAGCTAGGCAAAGAAATTATGGCACTGGTGGTTATGACTGGTACAATAATACCGCGTCAACACAAATAATGGTGTTAAGTAACGGCGGCAGTTTGTCTACCAGCGGAGACATGCGAGCACCTATATTTTATGACACAAATAACACGGGGTATTATTTAGATCCAACATCAGCATCGTCACTGAGGACAGTTGGTTCATGGAGAGCAGACTCCGCTGGATGGGATGGTGAATTTGCTGGTAAGATTCAATATCACAGTGATAGATGGTATTTTCAATACACCAACTTATTTCATTTTAGAAATGCAGTTGGGTCCAATGTTGTGGAGGGAGACAATAGTGGAAATTTTTGGGCGTACGGATCAATGCGTACACCAATCCTCTACGATGAAAATAATACAGGATATTATGTTGATCCAGCTAGCACGAGCAACTTAAATTCAGTGAATTATGCTGGACAAATTAGAAACTCTGGCTCTGGATACAAATCTTACAACCTACACGGGATGGTTGGCGACTATGACCAGAACTCTACTTCCGATAAAATAATATGGACGATTGGTGATTCTTGGAACTCTATTGGCGGAATGTACGGTATAGGATATTCTTATGGTAGCGGATACGGACACCATTTAGTATTTAGAAACAACGGAACCCCTTATCACAGAATATCATTTGCCAGTGAAGGTGCTTACTTTACTGGTACCGTAACAGCGTCTGGAGATATTGTTGCTTTTTCAGATGAAAGAACAAAAGAAAATGTAAAGACTATAGATAATGCTTTGGACAAGGTGTTGTCTTTACGAGGCGTTGAGTTTAACAAAATAGGTGAAACAAATAAGAGCATAGGTGTTATAGCACAAGAAGTTGAAAAAGTTTTGCCAGAGGTGGTTAAAGAACACGAAATGGACGGCATGAAAACCGTTGCTTACGGAAATATAGTAGGTGTGCTCATCGAAGCAATAAAAGATCAGCAAAAACAAATTGAAGAACTTAAAGCAATAGTTTATGGCCTTACAAAGTAGCGGAACTATAAGTCTTAGCCAAATATATGCAGAGGTTGTTCAACAAGCGCATAATGGCAGCACAACTATATCTTTAAATAATATGGGTTTAACTGCTGACCAATACGGTGGTGGTTTTAACACAACAAACCCTGATTACATGTCTGAGTTTTACGGCTGGGCTTATTACTACCCGCCAGTTGTTTCAACAGGAGCTGTAACAGGTGTTACAACCAGTAGCGCTACGTTTAACGGCACATTAACCTCTTGGGGTTCAGTTGCTCCACAGGACAAAGGGTTTTATATTGGGACCAGTGGCACACCCACAAGCAATACAAGATACACGGTTGCTGGCACGGCTACTGGGGCTTATTCATTAGTATTGTCAAGTCTTAGTGCAAACACTTTATATTACGTAAATGCTTTTGCAAAAACGTCTGGTAGACCAGAAGTTGTGGCTTCACAAACGTTCTTTACAACTACATCTACAGCAGCCTGTGTGGTGATCGTTAGTGCATTTAGTTCAACGGCTCAAGGAGCCTGTATTGGCAATACAAGAAACTATAGATACGACACAACAAATTTCTCAGCTGCTACTTGGGTACGATCAGGAGTCGATACAACTTGCCAAGGCTCATATCAGTCTGCGGGTTATTTTTCAAATGGTTCTATTTGGAGATACTGGAATGGTTCATCATTTACCTCTTCTGGAGGATGTGCATAATTAAAAAATAACTATATTTACACCTAACTTTAAAAACAAAAAAATGGAAATTACTTACGAATGGAAAATCACGGCTTTGAAAAAAGCACCATCACTGAACGGATTGTCAGATGTGATTACTCACATTAGATTTGATTACACTGGTACAGATGTAGAGTCTGGAAAGTCACACACTTTTCACGGGGCTTGCCCAGTTGGTGCGCCAAGTGCAGATAGCTTCACGCCTATAACGGAAATTACAGAAGCTAATGTAATTGAATGGGCTAAAGCCAATCACCCAACGGACCACATGAACGAGGTTATTAAAAGAGAAATTGGAAAAGAAATTGTTCCAATGAATGAAGAAGTTACTGAATTAGATTGGTTAACTCCAAATACTGTTCCAGCACCAGTACCTAATCCTGAGGCTTAATTAAACAAACAAATGTGTAATACTAATAAGGTATAATCATATTAAATACAATAAATTATGGAAAAAGTAGAAAACAAAATTTCAGCAAAACAACTTGAAAAGCTACAAGGCTTTGTAAATGCGCTAAATAATGGTGTTATGCAATTAGGTGTTATTGAAAAACAAAAGCACGAATTGTTACATCAAGTAGCTCAAGTTGATGGAGAGCTTAAAGGTTTCCAAAAAGATCTAGAAGACGAATATGGAAAAATTTCCATTAACGTTCAAGACGGTTCTTATACTGAAGTTGTTGAGGATGAAACTGATACGCAAAATTAGTATTGGTAGAGATTATAAAAATGATAGTATGCACTATGCCGTGGGTCAAGAGGTCTACGGCGGGCATACAATCTGTAATATTATTGAAGAAGAAGACAAGTATTGCATATACATCGAAAAAAATAACGATGTATTACCTTGGAAGGAATTCAATAAGAACATGGGCATATCTATAGAATATAATCTTGAGTACTAAATGAAAGCCCTTTTTAATTTTATTATACAGCCAAAAGGCGAACGATATAATAATAAAAAAGAGATAGACGGCAAAGAGCTGATATTAAATACTGAAATGCAAAACCACAATTTCGTAAATAGAAACGCAGTGGTTATAGAAGTTCCTTTAGTTTATAAAGGACCAATACAAAAAGGTGACGAAATAATCGTACACCATAATATATTTAGAAGATTTTACGACATACGCGGTAACGAAAAAAATAGCGCTAGCTTCTTCAAAGAAGACCTATACTTCTGCCAAGATGATCAAATCTTCCTTTACAAACGAAACGACAAATGGTTAACACCTGAAGGATTTTGTTTTGTAAAACCAATACAGAAAAAAGATAAGTTTTCTTTAGATAAAGAAGAGCCATTGAAAGGTATACTTAAATACACAAATGATGAGCTCGAAAAAATGTGTATAGCAAAAGGCGATGTTGTAGGATTCACACCACACAGTGAATACGAATTCGTAATAGAAGGTGAACGTCTTTACCGCGTACAAAGCAATTCAATTTCAATTTTATATGGACATCAAGGAAACGAAAAGGAATATAATACGAGCTGGGCAACGGGCAGTTGACGAGCTTATAAAAGTAGCTGAAGAGCAAATACTTACTGGATCTGAAGATGACGTAAGTGCAGATAGGCTAAAGAACGCGGCTGCAACTAAGAAACTAGCAATATTTGATGCTTTTGAAATCCTTAATAGAATAGAAGAAGAAAGAAACTTGCTGGAGAATAAACCTAAAGAAGATACACAAGAAGCTTTTAAAGGTTTTGCAGAAAGGAGGTCTAAATGACAACTTACGAGCAAACACTTGTTAAAGTTATAGAACCGGTAAAGCTCAATACGATACATCGTTTAAATAAATCAAAATCCTGGAAATATGGATACGATAAAGAGAACGATATAGTTGTAATAAGCCGTACGGGTCAAATAGGAGAGATCTATGAGATCCAAAATCTAAAGATAGCTTTACCATTAAAACCAAAAGAAATAGCTGATACGGGCAACCGGTGGAGACCAAGCGAATATCCTAAGGAGCTAAAAAATATAAAAACTATATTTGATTGGCAACCATACCCAGAAGAGTTTAAATCTAAATGGGAACCATATATAGACCAGGAGTTTACAAGACGTGAAGAAGGATATTGGTTTATGAATAACAGTAAACCAACTTATATCACTGGAACACATTATATGTACTTACAGTGGACTAAGATTGACGTTGGTCAACCTGATTTTCGTGAAGCAAACAGATTGTTCTTTATATTTTGGGAAGCTTGTAAAGCTGATGACAGATGCTACGGTATGTGTTATTTAAAGAACAGACGTTCTGGTTTTTCATTTATGGCTTCAGGAGAAACTGTAAACCTAGCTACAACAACATCAGACGGTAGATTTGGTATATTATCAAAGTCAGGAGCTGACGCTAAAAAGATGTTTACAGACAAGGTAGTTCCAATATCAATTAACTATCCTTTCTTCTTTAAACCAATACAAGACGGTATGGACCGTCCTAAAACAGAATTAGCTTATAGGGTTCCTGCTTCAAAACTTACAAGAAAGTCAATAACATCTAAAGATCAAAGAACTCAACTAGAAGGACTTGATACAACTATTGACTGGAAGAACACTGGTGATAACAGTTATGACGGTGAAAAATTAAAACTGTTAGTACACGACGAAAGTGGTAAGTGGGAGAGACCTGACAATATATTAAATAACTGGCGTGTTACAAAAACAACGCTAAGGCTAGGTAGCAGAATCATAGGTAAATGTATGATGGGATCTACGTCAAACGCTTTAGATAAAGGTGGTGAAAACTTTAAAAAACTTTACAATGCTTCAGACGTCACAAAAAGAAACCGCAATGGACAGACTAGTTCAGGATTATATTCTTTGTTCATACCTATGGAATGGAATTACGAAGGATTCATTGATTCTTATGGACTACCTGTCTTCCTCACGCCAGATGAGCCAGTTCACGGACCGAACGGGACTAGTATTGATATTGGAGTAATTGAGCACTGGGAAAACGAAGCAGATGGTTTAAAAGACGATCAAGATGCATTAAATGAATTTTATCGTCAGTTTCCTAGAACAGAGGAACACGCTTTTAGAGATGAAACAAAGAACAGTATATTTAACTTAGTTAAGATATACGACCAAATAGATTACAACGATCACTTAGGAAGTCAGAGGATAATTACTAAAGGTAATTTTCAATGGCAAAACGGTATCAAAGACACTAAGGTTATATTCTTACCAGATCAAAACGGTAGATTTAATATTTCTTGGATACCACCTTTAAACCTTCAAAACCGTGTAATACTAAAGAATGGAGTTAAGTCACCTGGTAACGAACACATCGGCGCATTTGGCTGCGATAGTTATGATATTTCAGGAACCACAGATGGTAGAGGTTCTAAAGGCGCATTACACGGTCTTACGGTGTTCACGATGGACGACGCTCCGTCAAATACTTTTTTCTTAGAATATGTAGCTAGGCCACAGACCGCTGAAATGTTTTTTGAAGATGTACTTATGGCAATCGCGTTTTACGGCATGCCAATACTAGCAGAAAACAACAAGCCAAGGCTTTTATACTATTTAAAAAGAAGAGGATACAGAGGTTTCTCAATGAACCGACCTGATAAAACATTTAATAAGCTATCCGTAGCGGAAAGAGAAATAGGTGGAATACCTAACAACTCTGAAGATATAAAACAAGCACACGCAGCAGCAATTGAAATGTACATACAAAACCATGTAGGTATTAAAGAAGACGGTGAGTATGGTACAATGTATTTCAATAAAACATTAAACGACTGGGCAAAATTTGATATAAACAATAGAACAAAGTTTGACGCGGCGATTAGTTCAGGTTTAGCTATAATGGCTTGCAACAGGCACTTATATACGCCAAAAGAAGAAAGGCAAACAAGAACATTAAACTTTGGATTTACAAAATACGATAATAACGGAACATTCTCAAAAATAATTAAATAGATGTCAAAAACAATACCAAACGGCATATTTCCTAGCCAAGCAGT